TAAGAGACAGAATTTACATAATCTTCTTCCATCGAAAAGAATAAATCAAAATAATGATTGTATTGTTCTTTGCCAGCATAATATTCTGGAGATTTTTCTATAGCTTTTATTCTAATTTCACGTCCTTCGCACATTTTCAGTCTTACACTCTCGCGCTCCTCTAAATATGCTTTTTCAAAGTCTTCGCGAACTTTTTTCAATTCTTCAGAGCCTGGAGCAAGAGTTTTCTCGTATTCAATTTGTCGCTTGCATCTTTGAGCGAAGGAGTTGTCATCCTCAGGTTTCTTGCTTTCTTCTTTAGCTATTTCAACCTTAGGCTCGCTCTTAACGTATGGCTGTGGCTTTTCTTTAGGCACACCATAGGTATTCGCTATCTTGTTTACCTTTTCACCTACAGTTTGTAAGCCTTGAAACAAGATAAGCATTACGAAGAACACCGCTGACAAAAGAAAGTAAGTATCCATATTCTTGATGTTTTAATTATTATATCGCAAATATAAACCTTTTTCTTTATATTGCCAAGTTTTCTTGCTTTTTTATTCCACTTTCACGTACTTCAGATATTTAATTGTAGCACGAGGGTTAAAATTCACGAGCTTCACATTATACCCTTTCGTTCCCCAACGCCAGAAGAGAAATCTATGTTTATAGTCACGCACAACGAACATGGCTATAGAGTCGCGCATATTATATTGTAGAATAGAATCCGAGAGTGATAAGTGTATGTCTGTCCAATGATCGTGATATATATAGTCATTATCTGCAGGTGCTGCTCTCAGCTTTATGCTGTCTCGTGTCGATATCTCCGTCTGAAGCTGTGAGGTTATTGCTGCAGGTTTTACATTTAAGTCTTTTAGCAGAGCTTTATCTGTAATCTTCTTGTATTCCTCTTTCGTTACTACAAGAGCAGGTAATGATGCTACAGGTATCGTATCACGAATGGTATCATGGACAATACTCGGATAGGTATTCCATGAGTTCAATATCTCTATCTGAGATTGCAAATGTTCAATCTTCCTTCTGTATTGCTCTCTCTTAACGAGCAAGGTCATAATGAAGATTATTACGACTGCAATAGCTATCAGTATTGCAGGTATAAGAAAATCTTTCTTTTTCATTTTATATGGATTATGTTGTTAACATGCTTACCTGGTATAGAGATATGTACCCACGAGTAGTTATACTCATCGATACATTGTCCTACGCTGATTTTGCCTTGACGAATAAGAGATACTGCAGTCTCAAATAAAGCCTTATTGTCTTCTTTTGTGCTACCCATGGCGTGGATATCTGCAGCTTGTCCTAATAGATGTTGCGAAGTTCGTGAACCACCAACTGCTTTATTGAGCTCCTGACAGCGATATCCTGAACTTACGATGATTGGTTTGCCGAATGCCGTGCGCAATGGTTCCAAAACATTCTCTGCCAGTAGCTTCAAGTTGGCAAGGTCTGACTTAGATGGAGTGTTATCAATAGCTCTGTTGCGAGCTGTTACCGAGCGAGTGAGCTCCTCGAGAGTAAAGTGCTGTGATAATAGCATGATGTATTATGTTTAGTTGGTTTGTCGTTCTGCAATATTGAGGTATTCTGCCAGTCCTGGTATGCGTTCGATGAATTTGAATCGAAGTATATAATACAGGAAGGATACAATTTGCCATGGTGTAGTACCAGGCTTAAATATCTTCTTCAGGTTCTTCAGTATATTGAGAGCATAGAAGTAGAGTACCACGTATGTAACGAAGCTCACACATTGCAGAGCTCCTTCGTACTGATGCTTCATTTGTCCAACAGTATATATGGCACAGCACAGTATGAAGAACACAGTAGCTTCCGCTCCACATCTCAAAGCCTTCTTCAGGCTAAAGTCTTCATGATTAGCTATCATGCCAGACAGGTAGCCAAAAAGAAAGTTGAGGAAGAATACTATCATTAGCGATGTCAGCTCTCCCTCGATAGGCTTGAGGAAGGCTATAACTGCGATGGCGATGCCTACGCATAGTGAACGGATATTTTCTATCATAGTTGGATTTATTGTTGTTATATATAGACAAAGATATTATGAGCATAAACTAAATAAAAATACGCTCACGGTTCTTACTTTCTAATATTTCTGATTTAATATCACACCATCTGCCGAAACACCTCCACCGTCAAACTTGAATTCGTATCGCGTATTCGAGTCTGGGCCTGTAGCTTTGTCTGCCTCGAGTTCTATTCGAACTGTCCAGTTTGGGCATTTAGTATTCTCACGCTCTGCATAAGCTATTTGTATAGGAATACCGAAGCTGTAATCAGCGTTCACCCCTTTCTGTGCATCTGATAACGAGCCGTAAGATTTCATCTTGAAGCTTTTCTCGTTGATGGCAAAATTGATCACATCATTAATACCGATACTGACATCATCTGTCTTCAGATATGTACCTTCTCCGTCATCAGACTCGCCAACAAGTCTAATCCTAAGATTCGTGAGATAATCTGTAGAGAGTGTGAAGCTGACTTTCAAGAGCGTTTCTGATTTAATAACACCTGCAGTATTATCACCATTGTCATAGTACAACATCTGTCCTACCTCCTGTCTCAGTTTGAGATTGCTAATATTTACCACAATGGTTTTAGTAGTAACAGGTTTGTCATCACTCTTTGCCAATGGCAATGTGACGTAGGCATCACAGAATTCTACAGTATTCTTTACTGCTGGGCATACGATACATTGAGGGAAGGTTGTAGAATCGTGGTCAGTTGTCGAGCAAAGGAGCGGAATAAATGTCAGCCTGTCGCCAACCTCATACTCTTTTAGATATCCGCGAAAATTAACATCAAGTATTTCGCCCTCATATATTTTTCCCCCGTGCTTAAAATCTACACGAAAGATAGTTATCTCATCGTTCATAACTCCAGGCTTCATAGGTACATCTGAAGACACGAACATCTTCTCCTTATTAGTCTCGTTGTATATACAGACGGCAGGATAGATATTGTCTCCAAGTCCCTTACGTAGCATATTCAACAGATCACCCAACGAGAAAGTATTATTCGGATAAACAGGATCATCACCACCTTGAAACAATATGCAAACAACATTGTCATTATACACAACATTGTTTTTCTCGCTATATCCGTACACAACTGCTCGAAGAGGAAAGTTGTTTTCGTTCTCGTTGCTGTTATAACCAATGAAGTCTGACAGACGATAAGGAGCTTCTGAAGTTCCAGTAGGCTTATTGTATGTCCATCTACCAAGTTCTTTGGCTTGCTGCACATCGTTTACAGTTCTCATACCGAATACACCATTAGGATTGCCAATCCACCATCCTGTGTCACTCTTGGCAGTCCACGTTCTCATATCAGCATTAAGCGAATCTGTTACGAATGTCTCAGCTAAAGGCACAGGCTTATATTTGCTCATCATATTGATATTACTACTTCGACAGAGCGCTGCCAAATCATTAGTGCTCTCACCTAATACTTGCTTCACGTCATCGATGGTGACGGGAGCTACGATTATTCCTCTATCTACACTCATTTCTTCACCTCCTTTATCCTATAGCTATCCAGTCTCCATATTCTGTAACGCCAGACTTAACGAAGATAATGCGCTTATATATTTTGCCTTTTTCATTCTGTCTTCCATAAGCAGTCTGCTCTACAGTTATATAGCCATTGCTATCTGCCGTCGTTGATGCCAGTACTACACAGGTATAAGCTCCTTGCGAGCCTGACGGTCTGCCAAGAGTACACCATGGATACATTCCAGTCCTTAAGGCATTATTCATATTGCTTTCGCCATATGTCGGCATATTATTTTTTGCGGCATTAGCAGTAGATTCGATAGAAGCAATCTTGTTAATCTGCTGCTTATCCCAAGGAGTAACCACACCCTGTGTACCCTTATAGGTAGAGTTCTCTGCCTTAGCATCATTAAGAGGAATTATCTTATATACAGGCTTCAGACTAAGTTTGCCGACAACGAACAAATCACCAACATTGGCACCCTCTGCACCTACAAGAGATGTAATACCAGAGTTTATATTTATGCGAGTTTCTGATGATGGCAATTTACCACGGCTATCTGCTATGACATAGAAGTTGATGCTATTATTAGCCACCTTGGCATACTTAGCAGCTAAGGTGATGGCATTCTCTGTGGTTAGATTAATCGAGCCTGTTAGTGGAATAGAACTCATGGACACAAAGTCTTTTGTAGAACCATCAGCCATCAAAATCTCACTTGAAGTACCACCAGCCTTAACAATCTTAGGCGAAGTGATAGAATCACCAGTAATATCAGTTTTTCGCCCTGTAAGTGTCCAGTCTTTAGCGTTAATATTTTCACCTGGTAATGACGATGATGCAGCGTATGAATTAACAGTTATACCATTTACGTTGGCTCTAACTAAATCTAACGCTGCGCCATTAGAATTATTATGTAGTATCAGAATATCAGCTGTGCCATCCACCCCTGTTGCTAATATCTGATTGGCACTTTTTTCATCAGCATTATTAGAATTAACGTGAAGCTCAGGAGTAGCAACACCTGTTGTAAAGATACCAATATCGTTGTCTGCCTTGCCATTTAATGCAGGTTTATATTCAGCATCTATCTTCTTCTTAAAATGCTTCAGTCCTTCAAAGTCTAAGTATTTCGTCATAGTTTTTTAATTAAAAAGTTCATCAATATCATCATTCGTAATTCTCTCATTGATATCATGCCACTCGCTCCAGGTGTTTTTTGCCCCTGCATATCCTGGTGATGTTAAAGTGTTCCATGAGCGACACTTAAAGAACATTATTCCATCTTGATGCGAACTGAAGTTCTCCTCGGTTGGCAACAATTCACAGCTTGATATCACAACTTGATTAAGTGCATGATTCATGTTGTCTTTATACTGCAACAACACGCCGATGCTTTGCCCTTGACCATATTTGTTGTCAACAAGTATAAACATGCCTTCTGCAATATCTTGGTAAGTATGCCAATTATCAGCAGAAGAATTGTCAGACGACAAACCAAAATCTATATCTCCACAATCTAATTTACGCTCAGCCCTCAATGTAGTAACATCAGTCTGCAATGTTGCTATCTTACTATTAAGAGCTGCAACAGAATATGCCGACGCAACAAACCCACGAGAGTCTTGCGTGAGGGCTATTGCTTCAGAGAAGAGCTTCACTGTAGCATCAAGCCCTCCACCTCCGCCACCAGTTCCACTACCAGCACCATAAGCCGTAATACCACCCGTAGCATACAGATTGCCGTTCACTTTCAGAGCGTTATTGTTAACGTCATACTCAAGTCCGAGCCCTCCTAACAGCAGCTTAGTTATATTCACCAAATTAAGAGTACCAGTACCGTCTTTCTGCGGTGTGGTGGCAGTAAAAATGCTTCCATCTGCCAAACCTAAATTCACCATCTTATTCTTTTCGTCATAGCTAAGTCCTGCCCAAGCGCTCCAATTCCAAGAATCGCCACCAAAACGAATGGCTTTTACATTTTGGAATATGGCGCAGCCACCAAGAGAAGACAGATATGCAGATCCAAGCTTCAAACCGGCATGACTACCGTCGGCTAAGGTGAGCATACCAGCCACATCACCTCCGCCATCAAAATTCTGTCCCCACAGCTTTCTCGTTGTCTCAAGCTTCGATGCTGATGATGCATTCACGTTCTTCAGATAATTTATACCCTTAACGCCTTGTCCCATCTTGTAAGTTCCATTGTCCGTCACATATTTATCTACAGGAGCTTTAGTCTGCATAATCAGATTAGAATCATACATTTCAACATACTTGCCCGCCCACAGCACTCTGAACTTCGAATTGCCCGTGCGCCAAGCATTATGCCCAAGCCATATATACCCATTATCGTCGATAGCAGCATAGAAATGTATGCTACCCATCCCGTGAGTTGTCAACATCAGAGATCTTGACGACGTAGATGAAGACGACAGCATCAATGTACCATAAGCAAAATACCAATAGTTCTGATCACCATTCGAACAGAATTCTATCATTCCGTCGTTTTCTACGCTATCAGATATCTTAGTAACAAATCTGCCAATCCTCGTCCATTTTATCTCTCTATAGTCAGTGCCATATCTGTACAGATTCACCCAGCCTGCCTGCTGAATATCCGCTGCATGATACCCATCTAAAGTATCCGCATTCTTTGCATTCTTCGCCACGCCATTACTAAAATAACTACGCAGAGTAGCTATACCCGTAGCATTCGTACCTTCTGCAGTCTTAGCCCTCGATGTCTCGGCAGATATCGAAGAGTTTATGCCTCCAATTATTCCATCCAGAGTCGTCGAGTCATCGATCTTAGCCAAGAATGCCACAATCTCGTCCCATTTATCGATAGCACCATCCGAATCCTTGCCTGCTATAGCCGTATACCATCTATATGCCGTATCCCAGTTGGTCTGCTTGGCGGTTGTCGGTATAGAGTAGCCTGCAGCCAGCCCAATAGTAATATTTCCACTTGAGGTTACAGGAGAACCCGACACCGTAAGACCTGTAGGAACATTGATTCCAAGCGAAGTTAGATAATGCCCCTTTGGTTGATACAAATTGGCAGCATCCGTCTTCTGCAGATAATTTGTCAGCTGGTCGCTAACATCAATAGCCTCTATCTTGTCATAGAGCTTCTTAATACTCCAAGCACTGGCTATCTGAGACAGCTCATTGCCTGCAGTCGTCAAACTGATAGCATTCGCATACGTCAGCACCGAACCATTCAGCCCTCCACCGCCATCAGTTCCGCTACCAGCACCATAAGCAGTAATGCCACCTGTTGTATACAGATTCGCCAAAGTTTTGCCATCCTTGTCTCCTGCGATTCTGATAGCCTTATTTGTATTGTCCCATACAAGGTAAGCGCCACCGATTTTAAGATATCCTTCTGTAGCGAGCGAATCTATTCCGACCAAGGAACGAAAGTCTTTCTTCGCAATGAGATATTGCACATTGTCAATTAGAGTATTATCTGTTATTCCTGGTTTCCACACAGGTTCTAAGAAGGATAGATATACTCCTACATTTTTTTCGCTTATTATAAATGAAGCAGGATTAGCGTGTACATTACCTGTCTTATCCCACCATATTGCACCGTCTGCAAGATAACCACTTCCGTCGAATCTAACAAGTGATGTTGCATAGTCCGTGACAGCATTCTTACCTTCTATAGTATCTGCTATCGATTGCCCTGCACGAAGGAATGTCTTTTTATCAGCAAAAGCGCCTCCCCACCAGGTCGCAATACTCTCAAGTCCTTGGTTTTGTTTTGTCTCATCGACGATACCATTCATTCCACTCATTACAGCAGCGCCTTTTGCATCTCTAAGCACTATAGTGCTTGACAGCATGAGTCCACCTTGTATAGTACTATCTCCTTGCAATGCATTCTTAAGATACTTTAGATTATCATAATTAGTCACATTACCTAAGGTTATCGAGTAGATAGAACTCGTTATGTACGCATTAGCTATGCCGAGAGCATTATAAAAGGCACTATAAGCAGTCTGAAAATTATCGAAGAGAGTGCCAACACGATTGCTGATAGTTTTCTTGCCAGTATCATTTGATTCATTAAATCTCTTAGTAATATCATTAAGATAATCTACTAATTCCTTATGAGCGCTATCTAAGGCTTGTTTAGCAATCTTTAGATCTGTAAGTTCCTTAGTCTCTGCTCCTGTATCAGTTTTCAGAACCTCACTCCCAACAACCTCGTTATAAGCTTTCTCGGCAGCCGTATAGTCGTCTACCAAGCGCTTAATGTCTTGTTGCATCGCAACAATCTCTGCACCATCAACATAACCATCCTGTGTGTACTTATCAAAGGCGCTTTTGTTGTTGCTTACAGTATTAGAGAGATTCTGTAGCGATTCTTGTGTCTTAACAACAGCGTCTTGAGCCTTGTGAGCTTCAGTGTCGTCAGTATATTTAGACGACAATGTCCAATCGTTGATGTTAAACGCACCAAATGTTCGCCCTGTAGTACATCTCAATATGTCATTTTTGTACACACTTCCGTCTTGAGGATATGTTGCATTAACCCACAAGTCGCCTTCGTAGTAAGGAGGTGTAGGCTGCTGGCAAAACACTTTCATCTTACCATCTGCAGTTTCTTGCGCCTTGCTTGCTGTTTCAAGAGCTTTAGCTATATCGGTATCTGTTATTGCTAACCATTTATATATGTTGTTGTCGACCATGGCAAATCTATAAGCTTTGCCTGTAGACGTGTCGTAATATAGGTCTCCAAGATGTATATTCTTATCGCTATCAGTTTTCCACGCTACTGCAGGAACATTACCAAGTGTAGGAATACCTTCATAGAACCATGTTTCTATAGCTCCATCTATTTGATTTTGCAAGTCTGATATGATTTGTGATTTGCTAATAATATTATTAACTGCAGCCTCGCTCAATGTGTTATCCTCGATATACTTATCGATATTTTTACCGCCAATAGTACTCTTAACATCTAATTCTGCTTTTATTTGAAGACGTGGCTTGCCTTTACCATTACAATCTTGCTGAAATTTTACATAAGTGCTACCTTCATAGTTATTCTCTGCGGTAGGTCTGTCACCTATATACATATCTCCATATACATTAAAGAATGCCTTCTTAGAAGAATTATTCACTCCATATTCTACATACTCTTTCTTGTCGAATGAATAATTGTCTACTCCTTGATATAAGGTGATACTTGGAGCATAAGTACCAACAGAAGAGAAGAACATACATGTCTGTCTCTCTGGGTTGTCTCTATTTCCGCATTGATTTAAGACGTCACCCTTAGCTGGTCTATCGCTATTTGTTGCGCAATCTGTTACAGAAAGGTCTATATAATGATACTTTTTGCCATTCTTCTCTATTGCTTCATCGTCTCTGCCAATACACAGTCTCCACAAGAAGTGATTGCCCATCTTGTGGTATTTTCCATTGTTTAGATTGAAACTTTCCGAACGTATTAGGTCGCCTATTGCGAAGTCGTTACTAATTTCGTTGCCGTCGAGTTCTGCGAGAAAATAGCAACGATATGCCTCTTGTGAAACATCGTTGTATATTACGCTAACTGTCTGTACATCGTGAGCTGTCACACTTCCTGCAGGAGATAATATAACATTACCGCCTATAGTGGATGTCTTCTTGATCATCAACTCCTCGAAGATAGCTTTCATTCTTACTTCGAGATAATCGGTAGTAAGGTGTGTGTGTTCCTTGTCATCGACAGACCATTCTCCACCAGTTAATGACACAGAAGAGTAATCGCCTATTTTAAGACCTCGCAGAAAGGTAACTTCGCCAGCTGCTACATCTTCTTTGTCCTTACGCAAGAATGGCGCATTAAGGACATAATCTAATAGAGCAAGAAATGCCGAACCTATACGATTAGCTGTGTTGGCATGAGAGCCTCGTTCGTCGCGTATTTTAGTGAAGAGTTCACGTAGAGCAGAAAACTCTGATTGTATTGACATAGTAAAAATGGTGATTAAAAATTAAAACCTCCTTATCGTTCTATCTATAGTATTTTTGCCGTCGCTGAATAGCTGACTCAGATACGATGACACCAAACCATTATAAGTGGTACCATAATATGAAGCTTCAAATTCGTTCAGGCGATGGATAGAGTATAGATACTTCTTCGAGAACCAGTCACGCTTCTGTCTGTGATGTGGATTTGTCTTCCAGTCCTTCAGAAACTTGAGGTCGCCACCGTTATCATGCTTATATCCATTGCCCACGCCTCGAGCCACATATATACCATACTCAAGGAAATGGTGCTCGATGGTGGTAACAGGACCAGGATGTACCACACCTTGTATCGAGCGAGCCAATGCTCCTGTATCGTTTACGGGTGGAGTGAATTGCATCATTCGCTCACGCCATATATCCACCATAAACTGCTGCCACCCATCCAACCATTTCTGATGTTCGGCATCAGTCATATTGGGTTTAAGTCCATTCCGATTCGTCATAGCATATATCTATTGGTTCCTCGTTTTGTATCATAAAGTATAGTCCTGTCACTCCGTTATATGAATACCGAGGCAACTCGGATGAGTAGACATTATTCAACTGCAGGAATGTCAGTCGGTCGTCGCCAAGTTCGTCTCGATCGTGAAGCAGGCGAGAGTGAAACTGCCTGAATATCTGCCTGCATAGGTTCAACTTCTCTTCTCTGTCTATCATGTCGTCTATGCGATAGTGAGCCAAGATGAATATCGTATATACATCTCTACGGAAGTAGCCTACGCCATTCGAGAAGGTCTGTTGCGAGGTGGTATCATCCACCATGATGAAGTTCTGCTGCTTCCTGAAGTTCTCCATCACTCCCTGTATAGAGTCTGGACCAGAGCAGAGGCAAGGATAAAACTTATTGTCTTGTGCCAGTCGGCTCGACTTGGCAAGCTGTGTAAAATATTCGAGAGCTGGAAAAAGGTCTTTTGTCATGGTAATATGAATTATATGTTATTTATTCAAGTCTGGATACTTGCGTCTGAAGTCTTCTGCCTCCTTGGCTTTAGCATCGAGTTCTGTCAGCGCTCGCCAACAGTCCACACGTTTCACTTCGGCTTCCTTCGTCACGTCGCCATCTGTCAGAGCTCTAAGCTGCAGGTTTATCGACTGCAGTACCGACAGTTCTGTCACGTCGTCAGCGGTAGCCTTGCGGAAGAAGTTCGGAAAGGCTCTCGACATAACTAACTTGATATTGGCAAACCATGCTATTGTTGCCAGGCTTTCTTCTATTGTCAGACTCAGCTCGTCAGGTCGAGAGAAGTCGGGCTTGCGATATAGAAACGAGGCGAGCTTATCTATATGCTCCTGTTTCTTCGTCTCGTGGAATAGCTGATATTGCTGTTCCATACAGAGGTATTCACCAAAGCTGATGATACGTTTATGTTCGGTATCTTCCTGCAGAAGCGGATGGACCGCCTGGAGTCCTTGGACAACATCCAACCTATTGTCCATATCCTCCGTCGAGTCCACCCAGCTCAACTGCTTAAGAAATGAATGAATTTGCCACGCCTCTATATAGAACACCTTCAGCTTCTCGCCCTCAGGCTTATAAGCACACTTCCAGCCATAGCGGTTTTTCTCTATCACGCTGATGCCTGTAAAGCGCACAAACATATAAGTCTTAACTACCGTCATATCTGCAAAGGTTGCCATGAGGTAGAACACGTAGCGCAACTGTTCTTGAGTCAGTTCGCGCCACGACTGAGGAGCCTTTAATTCTATATTGATAGTCTTAGCCATTGAATACGAATGCTGATGAATCTTTAGTATTTTTGAAGCTCTCGATATGCGCAGCATCATAGGATGCTGTCTCTGGATATATAGAGTATATCTCAGGGTTCTGCTCCACCTCGCGCTCTATACGTCGATAGAGTGGGGTAGAGATGGCTGCTTTTCCGCTTACGTTCCATTTGTCTGTGAAGTCGCATATCAGCTGCAGTATTCCTGCATACGGTGTCAGCCTATCATGGTCATTGCATCGCCACGCATCGAGGATATCATCCATCTGTTCGTCTGATATTCTCAAGCGTAGAGTCTCGTCGGCATCGATGATAGCTCGCTGCATAGCCTGCCAGTCTTGATACGACCGTGCCTTGGTTGCCATGGGCGAAAAGAAGAAATAATTCTCAGTATAGATGTAGCGGATATAGTTCTTTGCCTGCATCGTCTTGCCCCATTCTTTAGATCGTAGCAAATCCACGGTCATAGCCCTTGCCCTGCATAGTGCTGTGCGTAGCTGTCCCTCGAGCGCATCCACTCTCTGCTTCGATGCAGGCGATATGGTGTCGTTTGACACAATGCCAAAGCCTGTAGGTGTCAACACCAGGTCCAACTGTCTGAACACCGAGAGAAAACCATCCACACATACCATTATCTTATAGTACTGCAGTAGTCTGCCATTCTCTCCTTCTTCAGCTATCCGCTTCAAGCCTGCTTCGCCAAGCAGATTGCTTGAGTAATTATCGTTAGCAATGTCTATTGCAGGCATCACACTTTCAAACACCTCGCTATGAGCTGAGCAACCTACTGGCAGCGCTTGCTCGAAGTCTTCTTTAGATATTGTTATCGTTGTCATTGCTATTGCTATTAGAATTAGTAACCTTCTTGGCATCTTTGTTCTCATCGAGAGTGGTGAGCTGTATCATTGGCACATCCACCGTCACCTTGTCGCTCCATCCGTTGTAGTGGAGTATCAGATGATATGGCTTGGTCAGTATGTCGTGGCATGGCTTCTCTATAGCCTGCTTCAGCGTGAAAAGCTCGCGCTTGTCGCTACCTGAATTGTTCATCTGACTCTTGCCTGGTGTGGCTCCCACCAGGTTAGGATGAATGCCGAAGGCGAAGCAGAGAGCATTCGAAGCTTCGCTCATATCGTCGCTCCAGTTACCGCCTTCCTTCTTGTTGGCATCGTTGAGTGGCACTATGCGCACCATTCTGTTCTCCTTGCCGTTTGGGTCTACATAGTATCCGCTAATCATAGCCTTGCCCGCGTTCTCGATACCTGTCACGAAGTCGATGATGTTCTGCTTCTCTTCCTCCTTGCGCTTTTTGCGTAGTGGCTCGTCTGATATTCCTTCGTTGTCGCAAACGTTGTCCCAATACTCTTCGTGCACTTCTATCTGTACTCGTGGAGCCGAAGTATTCTTAATCATATATCGTTTGCCGATACCGATTAATCGATAGATATCGAACCAGGCATCGCGGAATATCGAAGAGTAATATGGTACAGGGTACATCTGACAGCCTGGTGTTGCCATACGGCTCAATATAGCAAACTTGCGCTCCTTGGTAGGTTTGTTCTTGAGTCCTGTTTCCGGGTTTGGCAGTTTGCCCATACGCACCATCAGGTCGCCAAGCGGATTGAAATAGTCGAGCAATGGTATTACCTCAATCTTGCTTTCGTCAAAGAAACCGAGTCGCCAGTCGCCATAGAACACATGTTCCGACTTGCCTGAAGCTGTAGAACCTGCATATTCAAATCTGCAGTATGAGGCATCCTTGTTTCTTACCGTCACTATCTTAGTGCCATCCTTCGACAGGATGATAACTGTTACCGAGAAGAAGAAGAACTTGAAGTCGGTAACTTGCTCGAGGAACACCTCCTGTAGCGAGTTGTATAGACAGAAGTCGCGAATTTCTTTGTCGCTTACGTCTTTTCTTGTCTCTCTATCCACGAAGCGCACTCCCTGTCCATAGCACGACACGATGTTGAACTGCTGACATTGTGCCGTCACCATATTCTCCATCAGTTTCTTTCTCACCTCGTAGGGCAATTGGTCATTCCTGCCCCATTGCACATACTTATACTCTCGCTTCTTCACCACTATCGGCCTTACGCTCGATGCTCCTGGCTGATCATCATCATCGAAAACATTCATAGAGTCGCCACCATATTCTGAAGCTACAGAGTTGCCTTCCGACGACGAGCCTATTCCTGTAGGCACAATTCTATATTTGCGATAGCCGTCAGCATCTGCATGCGATGTAGGCTGCAGGGTATTTTTGTTTTTGCTCATAAGTATATTTTTTGATTGTTTATCTGTATGATGAATATCTGAGGAATAGTACGCAGCTCTCGGTTCTTAGGATTTTTCAAGCGCATAAAACCTTGTCGCCATGCCACATGGTGCACAAGCCAGCCCTTGTAATGGACAATGGCGCCTGTTTCGCCCTTGTAAGCGTATACGTCTACAAGCGCTCGATGCTGATATGCTTGGTCTATCTGGCGCAGCATCTCGGTGAAATGGATAGCTTTCATTCGAAGGTATTGTCAAAGGTGTTGTCGAATATTCTGCCTGCACGTTCCATATTCAGCACATTATGATTGCGCTGAGCATACTGATATGAGAAGGTGAATCGAGGCAGCGATGTAGGCTTGTTGTCGTATTCCGACTTCGAGTCTGTTATTATCACCTCTTTGCCCACGTTCGGGTTGCCATTCTTGAAGGTTACTATATGCACGTTCATCGAACGGAATAGCTCGTCCACCCAGTTTGCCATGGTGAACGACAGTATGCCTGTGTCGGCTTTGAACACCCTGGTTTCGGTAATCGCATAGTTGCGTTGGGTTTTGCCTATATACGCTTGCTCGCGTTTGTACGATGGCGCTATGGTGTGTGTGCCGGTACAATAGATTAGCTCCTCCACTCCGAACGAGTTGTCGAATACCAGAACTGGAGCGCAGTCAGGCTCATCAAAATCGATTGTGAACCGGAACGTGCGCTTTCCAGCCTGGACATCATAACATAGCAACGTCTTGCCTGCCATGGCAAACTGCTCTGCCGACACATCGAGTGTGGTATAGCGGTCGTTGCCTCCAACAGGCAATATCGAGAAAGATTTATTAGTGCCATCGTCATAGTAGGCTGTCGCGGTAGCCTTGTCGGTACCGATATAGTGTAGATATTCCAGGCGATGAAGACTCGTCACCTTCTCGCCCTCGAGCAATGTCAGATAGTGAGTCTCTATGAAGTCTTGAGCAGTAGTATTGATATCCACCTCGCTATATATGATATCTGCCTCCATGCTTTTGGTAGACATGATGGTCTCGTTGTCGGCATCCTGTTCGGCAATCTGTATCTTCAACTTCACCTTCAGACGCTTCTTGGCATAAGGAGTGAGTAGACGGTCGAGCTCGGCAAGCGTAATCACACCTGCCAGCGGATATAGATATTCCTGGTATACCTGTTCGTCGTCTACCGTCATCGTCACCATGGCGCGGTTGCCACCTATCGAGAATTCCACATCGGGAACATTCGATGATAAATATGTGCCAGATATAGATTGAGTTATTGTTATCATCCTTTTATTCTTTTTAGGCAAAGATAGACGATTCATTTAGCTACATAAAATACACAAAAAAAAGCAGCACTCTCACGAGCGCTGCTTCCCTTTGTGTGTATCCTAACTCTCACGAGCTTAATACTTACACCCCTAAAACTTAAGTGAATCATATTCACTAAACCAATGTTTATAAAAAATGTAAAATAAATGTTTCCTTCTTGTTATTCTATATGGCTATCGTAGTAGCGGTAAATCATCCATTTCAATCTACCGTCCTCTGTAGGTACGAGCGAATAGCCATGGTCCACCAGATATTTGCTCAACAGTCCTTTGCTGATGTCGTACATATCTGATAGGTCATCAATAATCTCAGTTGTCGACTTTGGCTCTGGGACATTCATCTGACCTGTGATATCTTTCCCAGGTAGCGGACTGCGCTTGTCGAAGTAAGCTTCGATATATTCGAGCTGCATTTTCTCGTCGTCTTCTTCTGTCATGATTCTATTGATTTTTTTAGATCTTTCAAATTCTTGCTCATTCTCCTAAGGTTAGAGGCTACATCCAGTCTGTGTGCTGCCTCCTCGTTGCTCATTATGTCGGGCGAAACGTCAAGATAGTCGTCCATCACATCGTCCAGTAGTTGTATCTGCACTTCCAATGTATCGATATCGAGCATTGGTCTCAGAAGATTAAGAGTCTGCTCGCTGAAATTATTATTGTTCTCCATTTTCTTTTCCTCCTTTATCTTTTTTGTTGTCGTTGTACAATGATTTAATAATTTCCATATCGCCACCATGGGCTTTGTACTGGCTAAACAGCAGCGCACGCTCATTCTCGAGCAACACGTTGTTGCGAGCATGCTCACTCTTCAGATGAGCCATTTCGCGGATGTGGTCGTTGTAAGCTCTGCGCTTCTTGTTAGCGAGGAACTTGTCATCCTGGTCGCAGGCTTCTATCGCTTTCAGGTATTTGTCCTTACTCTTCTTGCGGTCTGCAGCTACCATGGCTTGGCTCTTCGATATTTCCTCCGTTAGCGAGATATATCTTTCGTCTTCTTCCGTGCGAGCTCGAGCAAACGACTCGCGATTCTTATTCATTCGCTCACAAATATCCAAGAGCTGAGCCTGTAGTTCCTGCAGAGTGAGGATATTGAATGTAGGCATATTGTTAGTTGGCATGGCTGTCCTCCTTTCCTTCGATGATGGTTACTTTCTTTTTGTTTTTGCTAATCCAATCTTCGGCAGCAACAATAGCAGGCAACATTACTTCTCTAAATTCCTTGCTCTCCATAATCAATGAAGCCATTATGCCAGCAAGAATGCCCTTATTGCCACCTGTACCAAAACATGAGATTTTGCCTTCGTTATAGCCAAGGATGAAGAATCCACGCTTTTCGTTAGCGTCTTGCCACTTGCCGAGCTTCTCTATCACCTTGTTTAAACTATCGAAGCCTGTCATCATCTCTGCTGCTTCTTCCTCGCTAATCTTCTCGGCTGTAACCTTAGGAACCTTGATTTTCATTTCTCGCCTCCTTTCTCGTCACCTTTCTTAAAATCTTTGCTATTGAAGCGATAAACCACCCAGCCTGTGATGCCTGCAGAGGCAAAGGCCTGTAGAGGAGCAGTAGTAGCCAGGACAACCGTTGCCACCATAAGCAAGGGCACCACAAAACCTATCACGGCTACTGTCTGATTGTTTACTTCGAAGCCTGCCAATCGGCTATAGGCTTCGTTCTTTTTCAGCATAGCCAGCTGCACCTTCGCCTTGAGCTGGGCGCAGCTGGCTTTAATGCCTGAAAAGTTATCACTTGCAGCCTTGGCTGCACCATTCATGTCGAGTGCTCCTGGAGCACCAAACAAGGTAGTTTCGTTCTGGAAACTGATTGTTGTTTTTTGGTTTGTCATACCACTATTCTTGATCCTTGCAGCCGATATAAACGGGTGACGGCTGCACTCCCCGTTTTGGATCAAGAATAGTAGTGTACTCCGAGGAGAAACTAATTCACGGGAAGGCAGCCGTCATAATATTGTCTATATCCTTTATAAAAAAGAATAGAGTATGCGAACCGCGCAAAGGCATAAAAAAAGCCCGAGCAAGCGTGCCGAGCGAAACTGTCGCTCATCAGAGTAGATACAACTACCATCTTGATCCATGGGCAAAGGTAGACAAAAGGAGCGACACCACAAAGCAATTAGCGGAAAATATTACCGCAAAATAGCAAATTTAACATTTCCACATTATATATATAATATTCCCGATAGATGAGATGCTTGGTATTCTCCATTTTCGTAAGCTCACGAAAATGGTCGGTCCCACAAATGCGGCTATTCGTGTAAACCCTCACGGCTACTCGAATCAGCCATTTCGGCTATTCGCATCGTCCATTTCGACTATTCGCGTAAACCCTCACGGTTACTCGCCTTGGCAAACGATACATAAAAAAAAGCAAAAAGAGTATTATTATCAATACTTTTATGGCTAAATATTTGTATATTAGTATTATTTTTACTACCTTTGCATTGTCAAACAAAAGCTCTTTGATATGAGAAAGTACAAAGTATCTGAAGTCATCAAGCTGTTGGAGCGAGACGGATGGGTGAAAATAGCTGAGAAGGGCGACCACAAACAATTCAAACACCCGGACAAACCAGGCAAGGTGACAGTAAGAGGGCAGAAGAGCGAGGTGCTTAGCCAATTTCTTCTGAACAACATTTGGAAACAAGCGGGGTGGCGATAAGCGCCCCGCCCCTTTCCGAGGTTTGACTAAAAAAAAAGACAACTAACACCTATATTGATATGGAAAAGATTATAGTAGAAGTAAGATGGTGCGACCATAACTTTGGAGCCACATTATCAGACAACGTACCAGGAGCCATCGTCTTAACAGCCAAAACCTACGATGAACTGCAGAAAGAAGTGCCTGAAACACTCCAGTTTCACCTTGAAGGGATGAAAGCCGATGGCGATGAGATTCCGCAATGGCTCGCCGAGGGCGATTACGAGTTCGTCTACCACCTCGACACTGCTGCGCTCATACGATCGTGCGAGCGCTACGCCTCGCTTGCTGCCATTTCGCGAGCTTCCGGAGTGAACGAGCGACAACTAAGCCACTACGCCAATGGACTTAAGAAGGCACGCACGCAGCAGCGCGAGCGCATAATAGAAGGATTGCACAGAATAGGACGCGAACTGCTGTCCATATCATAGAGCATATTTGACAATCACAGTAAGCCCGACCGCCAGAAATGGAGGTCGGGCTTTTATATTTGTTAAAGAAAAAGCCCTCGATGCTTCACGCACAGAGGGCTAAAGAGTTCTTTTAATCATGAAACGTTGCGAAGTCAGAACTTGCAGCGGTCATGGTGCCGCATGGTCGTGCGGCGGTGTTGAATTAATTAAACAGTGACCATTTCAATATCCTTGGCAGTCGTCTTGATAAGCCCCTCCAAAGCTTCTGTAAAAGCCTGTTCGTTCTCACTCCTTAAAGCGTTCATCTCAGCGGATACTGCTGCACGCTCCTCGTCGGTCGTTGCCAAGCGGTTGCGCTCAGCAAGAGCCTTAATCTTATCCTTATAATCTGTCATAATAATATATCTTGTTAGGCAAGTACAATCGTCGTGGAGGTCGACTGATTGTACGGATACTTGCAAATAATGATTCTACGAATCAACATTTATTAAAAGCACTTGCAAAGTAACTCAAAAAAATCTGTTTCTACAAGTTTTTGCAATAATTTATGGTTTCTACCTATTGTTTTTGCTCGTTTTAATGCTTAAAACGAGCTATATAGATATATAAAAGCATGGTTTTTTACCTCTTTTTCCATAGCTGCAAAATTCAACCACCTTGTTTTCAATGAGTTATGTGGTTGAATTTTGCAACTTGCGCTTTCTGCTGTCTTTGCAGCACTACACCGCCCTACGCCAAGTTGGCAATTGCCCCTTATGCTCATAGCGGAATATGTAGCGAGATTTGCAACCATGTAAATGATTTTGTCTTGTCGCTCGTGGGCGGTTGTGCGAAACGTGAACATGGCAATTGCCAAAAACAAAAACGCCTCGAGACTGCGAAGTCCCGAGGCTGGTGTGCGTCTGTAAGCCAGCAGACGACTTGGTGTTCAATATGGGGCATTATCCCAAGCTTATTCAATACTATCAGCAGCCAAACGAATTCGGTTACTCAAATCTATCAAAGCACCTTTGAGTAGATACTTTTCTTCCTCAGAAAAATCCGTTGGTTTCTTGTTGCCATCAATGCCATTAAGTTTGTGGTATAGCCACGAATTACTTTTACCGAAGTAGCGCTTAGACAAGTCAGCCCATGATATGGATATGAGTATATCCTTAAGCGTTGACTTGATGGTGCTTGTTGTAGTTGGGGAAAGAGTCATAGTTGCCATAATAATATCCTTTCTTATTTTTGGAGCCTCGCCACATGGGCGAGGCTTGGGTTAATAAAGTGGTTCGTCGAGGAGTTCTGCCATTAGCGTGTTAATGAACAATCTAAGTTCTGGGTCTCCGTTAGGATAACTTCTCTTGTAGTTTCTAACATGCTCGATAAGTTCGAACTCCGCTTCTGTTAATGCTAATTTCCTTTTTGCTTTCATATATTATTGCTTTAATTGAACAATGCAAAGGTAATACTTTTATTCGTACTATGCAAATAAAATAATACTTTTATTCGTACTTTAACATAAAAAATAAATAAAGCCACCTACGCATCTGCGCAAGTGGCTTCGGTAAAAGATAATACTAATAACCAACTCTTATATAAGAGTTAACACATGACAATTGCCAAAAACAAAAACGCCTCGAGACTGCGAAGTCCCGAGGCTGGTGTGCGCTGAAAGCTCAACAGCGACTTAGTGTTCAATTAAACGGCGCCTCAGTAGCCGGAGCTTTAATATTGTCTGCAGCTTTACGTATGCGGTCGGCAAGATCGTTAAGCGCACAATAAAGTTTGTCCGCTTCTTCAGGTGTGAAACCACCTACACCACCATTGCCATCAATGCCATACATCTTTTGCTGAAACCACGATACTGACTTATCGAAGTACGTACGAGAAACTTCACGCCATGACACAGCAAGGTAAATGTCACGCATACGCTTCTTCATGTCAACTATCTTCTCTTGTTTTTGTTTTGCTACTACTTCCATATTAATGTTATTTATATTATCTTTAAAAGCCCCGAGACCTTGAAGTCCCGAGGCTGGTGTGTGATAGAAAACAATTGTCTAACTTTAATTACTTCAAGCCAGACGAAGTGAACCGATACGTGAGCTTATGTCTTGCAGAGCATTATTGAAAATGCGTTTCTGTTCCTCATTCAAGGTGTAGACTTTGCCACGCACCTGTGTGCCGTTAATGCGCTGTGAGAGCCATGCTGAGCTCTTGCCAAAGTAATGTTTGGCAATATACGACAAGGGAAGCAAATGATAGTCCTCGTCACTTATGCGTGAACGCAAAGCTGCAACCTCATTCTCTATGTCTGTGAGCTTTTGATTGATAAACTCTTTTGCCTCTACCTTTACATCCTCATCAGCATGGCTTTCAAGCCATGTTAGAATTTCTTTCTTTCGTGCTTCGCTTGCTGCATCGTTATTGCCTGCAAGATTTGCATACTCTCTTAAAAGTTTCTCTGTTGCTGCCATATTTGTATTTTTTTTTGAGTCCTCTCACTATGGAGAGGACTCGGTTTTTACTTTCGCTTTTTAAGAAGCTTATTCAAATCTTCGAGAAGCATGTCAACTCTCTTGTTGATAACTTCATCTTCGAAATGAAGCACCTTGGCTACTTTCATGTAGTCTGCGATTTCTCGCTTCTTTCGGTCGATGTCTTTTTCTAATTCTTCATCCATAAGCTGAAATTTTAAAGTTTAACAATTTGTTTTCTAACACATTGCAAAGGTACATAAAATATTTGTTATGTGCAAATAAATACATAAATATTTTGTTATGTATATCAAAAAAAATAAATAAAGCCACCTACGCATCTCGCGCAAGTGGCTTCGGTAAAAGATAATACTAATAACCAAAAATTATATAAGAGTTAACACATGACATTATCCTCCATAAGTATTTGTGGTGCCACCTGCGCCTTGGAACACAGGCTTTGTCTCTGCACCTATGCAGAGCACGTCGAAGGCATCAGAACCATCGGTACGTGCTTCAAGCTTATCCTCCTCAGTCTCTGCCAGCTTCTCACCTCGCTTATCTTTCTTGCCATTATAGACTCCTGCAGAGGTAATGGAGATAAGCAAGTCGGGATTGTTATCTCTATTGATAAGCACCTGCAGATTACCTCTGCCACGCAGCATCTTATTGATAAGCGCATTCTTCTCGATGTGCCCCATCGGATTACCAAGGTAGACATCTCTGACAGCCCAGCCCATGGAGCGTAGCGACTTGAGAACCTCTCGATGTGGGTCGTTGTAGTGAAGTCCCCAGTTGGTGCCAACCATGGTGGAGTCGTAGTAGAATATCACCTGTCTGCGACGATGGAAGTGATAGTACTTGCTAAAGTCTTCGAGCAGCTCTGGTATCTTGCGCTCATACTTCACGAAGAATGATTTTATGATTCTTAGCTTGCCATCCTTCACTTGGCCAACCACGAGCCAGTTGATAAGGTTGTTGCTGTCGAAGGCTATGAGTAGAGGCAACCTGTCGTCGCAGTCGGCATCCATTCTGCAGTCGTTAGGTATGATGCCACCTTCAGCATTATCGAGAGTGTGGAGGTTGAGCACCGATTCGTTAGGAGCGGTATAGAGATTTATATCCTCACGCAAACCACCATAGAAGCCATCTGCAGATACTCCCACTCTCTGGCACATTATTGATGTGGCAAAGGTAAGTGGAGGCAAATCGCGCTTGGCTCTACGTATAAACTCTTCGCCCAGCAGGGCGAGGTTCTCGATACTTGAGTATTCCTTGTATAGTAGACAATTGGAGCGGAAGAAGTTGAGTTGAGCATTCAGCTCGTCGAGTCGCTTGCTTATAGCATCGTGGAGTTCTGGACGCTTGGCAAGTTTTTGCTTGAGCTTCCATATCTGGAAGATTATTCCCTCGATTACCTTCACAAGTTCAGGATCTTGCTTATCCTTATAAGAGAGAAACCACGAACCCTTTTTGGTAATAGGCATATCTGAAGTAATTGTCATGCCATGGTGGAGCGGAAAGTTCTTGAAGTACATTTCGTTTCCACGGTTGGCTTGAAAGGTCTCGTCCTTCAGCTGCTCATAGTCGATAAACTTTGCCTCGTCGATGATGAGATAGTCGAGCGACATGGAGTTGGAGGTGCCGCTACGATCTTGAGATATCACGTTGCACACGGAACCATTATAGAAGCTGATGGTATTCTCCCAGTTAGCAGGAGTGAAGATAGGAGTCTTCCAATGTAGGCGCTTCCATGGTTTTTTGCCAACTACATAGTGCAAGTCGCGCTTGAAGCCCCAACGCTCGAGATGAATAAGCATTGAGGGAAGTATATTGGTAAGGCAGCGCTTAACCGATGGTGCAACAAAACCGCCCATACTTCCAGGCATTCCCTGAAAGCACGACTGCAGACGACGTGCCTGGATGGCTCCTTTGCCCACACCACGCCCGGCAACAATCACCTCGTCGCGTGTGTTCATTGCCAGACTGTAGTATTGGGCATCGTTGAAGTATTGTCGATATGGCTGCTCTTTATTGTCAATCATCGTCGTCTATTTTATTCTCTTCTTTAATCTCTTCATAGTCTGCATCCTGCACCATGGTTGCAGAATAGCGCTTTTGTAAAGCTCGAATTCTTGCACGTAGGTCCGGAATACGCTCTATACCGAGAACTGTAGGGTCGTCGGTAGGCTCGAAGTTCTGAGGCACAATCTTGTCGAATTCAAGTTCTGGCTCATCATCCTTGTCTGTGCGATTGTTCTGTACCAACACTTTCGAGAGGGCTGCTATCGAGCGGTAGTCGCCAGCTCGACGTGCTGCAGCAATATCTTGCTCAATAGATTTGTTAATCTTCCACCGCATGAAGTCCTTGCTTGTTTGCTGCAGGTTGCCAAGCAAAACCTTTACGAGATGCAGATCCTCGTAGGCAAGCGACTTCGACACCTTGAATTGATTGATATCATATAGCACCAGGTCGTTGTCCAGCTTCGATGGGAACTGCAGCCAGTAGGCATATAATCCACGCAATCGATGCAGGCGCTGCAGCACACCCTCTGCGACACGGAGCTCGCGAAGTTCCGAGTCGTCGAGAGTGACATAATGAGCATATTGGTCAAGGTTTATCGGTAGAGCCATAATTATATTGTTGAGAAAACATAAACGTCGGCACGCTCAGCCTGCAATGATTGCAGACCGAGCGTGTGTAAGCCAGTACCGAGGTGGTACTGATAGGGAGCATCACTCAGCGGACGGAATAGAGAGTCCAGCTTCATTGAGTTTAGCTTTCAGATCATCGCCTATAGGAGCGTTATTGGCAGTAAGAATAGCGACACGCTCCTGAACCTTAGCAAGTAGCTTGTTGTAGTCAGCAAGCTCCTTGGTGTTTTCGTCAGACTCCAACGACTTCTGGCGAAGCTCTATGAGCTTGCCAATATTCTTGGTGATGTAAGAGCGAGCGTTGGTGATATCCTTGGCAATGTCTGCAGGGGTATCGCCTTCAGCATTTGTTTTTGCTCCAGCATCATCGGCAACATAGTTGTCGTAGCGCTCAAGCTCACTCTTGTACTTATACCATAATTCTTTGAGCTGCTTGAGATACTCGTAGCGGTCGCAAGGCTTATCAATGGTAAGCAGAGTATTGTAGAGCTGCTTGATGCGGAACCAGCGTTCACGGTTTTCTTTCCATACCGAAGCTACATCTTCAGGCAGAGTGTCGTGGTCGGCACGTATACCAGATGCTGCAGGCAGGAATTTCGCTTGTGCCTCTTCATCCTCAGCATTCTCGGCAATAAACTTAGCCTCTTCATCGATGGCAACCTTAACCTTAGGAGTAAGCTCTGCGCTTAGAACTTCGACATCTTGGATTGTCATCTCGTCAAGTCGCATACGCAGGAACTTATTGAGCTCGTATCTGATTTTGTTCTCGAAGTACTTAGGTCTTCGCATTATGGTCTGATACATAGCTCTGTTGCGAGTGAGGCGCAGCACCATCTCAGCACCTGCTACAAGAGAGTCGTGGTCGTGAGTTTCAGCAGCGAGCCACGTCTGCATATCTTCTGTGAATTTTTTGTCTATCATAATAAGAAATAATTAAAGGGCGGTCTTACGACCTTTGCATCGCATGACCGCCCAGGTAATATATATTGAGCCTATTGGTGAGGATTATCAGCAACAACGATTGGTAGACCTGTTGCACCAGAGATGTCGCCATCCTCTGTCTCGATCTTGCCAGGATAGAATGGTGCTGGATACTCGTCGTCGGCAACAGCCGAAATTGTGGTAGAGTTGGCATCTGTTGTAGCCTTGCCTGTACCCTGCGAAAGCGAAAGCTCAGGAGTGAATGCTTCAGAACCTACCATGCGAGCTTTGCCATTGCGCTGAATGAAGAGATATACCATCTCATCGTTGTTAGCTTGAGCAATGTAGCCGGAAACTTCCTCTTCGGTACCAGGGATTACCGCAGTGCCTGTAACCTTAAAGGTCTTAGAGCCGAATGATCCCTGCGATTCAGCCTGGAGTTCAGATTCGTTAGGAATAAGTCCTATCTTATGCCACTTCTTATCAGTTGCGAGTACGAAGTCGCCTGCATATTTAGCTACGTCGGCAAGAGTCTTCGGAGCTTCAGTGCCGATGGTTGGCCATGTCATAATATCACGCTTGGCAATACCATACACATAACCTCTGACACCTGGTAGAGATTTCTTACCTGGTGAGAAACAAATATCGCCGTATATAGAATTAGCAGAAGTACATTTAGTCATATCTTTATTGTTTTATGAGTTAATGATATGCAGACAGACGAGCAACGTGGCTCGCCTATCTGCTTGAGTTTACGCCTTCTTACGCCAGTAGCGGAGAACCTCAGGAGAAACACTCTCAAACTGAGTACCGAAGAAGTAGTTCATAATGAAGTCAACGTCGTAGTGGTTGGTGAGCGATGGCTTAACCAAGAACTTCTCATCTTCTGTCTGCTGGTTGAAGAGGAGATAGATGTTATTCTTAGGTGTGAGGAGGAGGAAGTCCTTTGGCACGTTTGCCAATGGAACAAGCTCGACATTGCTTGCTCCTTCAAGAGTGCGCTTATCGTAGCTCTGATTGTATGGCAACGAACCATGGTTGACCTGATATGCTTCGGTATACATATGATAGGTCTGGTCGGCCATAAAGAGTTTGAGCTGCTGTGAGCGAAGCTTAGCTGCAGCTGCAGCATCGCCTGCCTCTGACCAGTAGAAGTCCTTGATGACTTCCTCAGCATTCTCCTTGGTGATTGACTCTGTTCCCTCAACGAGGTTGCCAAGAGCTTCAGAGATGAGAACCTTAGCAAGTTCGTTGGTACCTGCAGCGTCAGCATCGAGGATAGTCTTGAATCCGTTGAACCACTTTGCAGTCTTCGAGGTGTCGGTACCATCATGCTTAGCGGTGAAGGCATTCATAAACATGTTTTCGCCAATCTTCTTAACGAGATAAGCGCATACCTGATTGACAATAGGCACACTCTTCAGACCATCGCCTTTGGTGATGTTGCTACCCCAAATAGACTGATAGATGGCATTAGGGTCAATACCCTGAACTATATTGCCAAAGAATGTTTCGAATACACGAGGGTCGATGTTTACTGCAGCATCTTCGTGCTTAGTCTTCGAATAGTTGCCAATTTCAGCTGATGCTGACATCTGAGAAACGGTCTCTCTGTATCGAATACCTGTGCGCACGTTGCAATGCTTAGCAAGAGCTGCCATGGCAAGGAATGGCATAAGAATGAAATCCTTGCGGTAGGTCTGGAAGGTCTTCGAGAGCTCGGAAGCTCCATATGTTACATTTCCAATTTTAATTTCTGCCATAGTTTACACGTCTTTAATGCTGTTATACATATCCTGTGCGGTGAAGCTGTTCTCTTCATTCGCAGGATTCTCGGTTGTGGTGGCACCTGCAGAACCTTTAAGATTCTGAATCTGCTCATCCTTCTCCTTTGACTCTTTCTGAGCCTGAGAGAGCTGAGCTTTGAGGTTGTTGATGGTATCGTCTTTATCTTTGACGGCTTGAGAGTTGGTTTTATCCTTCTCCTCAAGATCCTTCAAACGATCATCGATACTCTTCAGCTGCTCCTGAGTGAGAGTGATATTGCCCTCATCATTAGTCTGAAAACCGTCAATGGCAAGCAACGCCATGACTGAAGCAAAGATTTTAATCATTTTATGAGGTTGTTTTGGTGCGTGTTGGTTACGGAAGAGGTTCTTAAGCTGCTCACACGTCTTCTCGAGAAAGCTCGCGGTTGGATTGCCATCGCCATCAACAACTGACGAGATGCTTGGAGTAGCATCTTCTTGCAGAGTAGAAGGTAGTGGCGGTATACCTGCATCCTTGAATATGTTAGAATATGAGTTGACAAACTGATTGGTATGCTCGGCTGCAGCCTTCTCTGTCTCCTTGTCTTCACGTATGCTGTCAACAAGTCCGAAGTCTTTAGCCTGCTGAGCGCTAAGCCAATTGCCTTTCTTCATCTGAGCAAGACACTCGTCGATAGTCTTGCCTGTCTTGTCGGCATACATCGATGCCAGAACATCGTCGAAGGTCTTGAGCGATTCACGCTGAGCCTTGAGCTTCGCAATGTAGTTATCTATCTGTTCCTTGTTGCTCTGCTCGTACTTGTCGATGAGGACAGAAACATTATGAATAAGGAAGAAACTGCCTTTTACGATATCGATAGTCTTGCAGCCAAGCATGGCAATGGTAGATATCGAAGCATTCATACCAAAAGCATGAGCATGAACGTTGCCATGGTCCTTGAATGCCTGGTTTATCTCTAAGCCATCTTTCACAAACCCACCCAGAGAGCAGAAGCCGACATGTACTTCCTTGCCTTTGTTCTGATTGAGCACATAGCGAACATAGTCAGCAGAGCAGCTACCCCACCAACTACCAATTGTGCCAGATATTACGAGATTATATTCCATTTGACTAATTTTCTCGCAAAGTTAACAGCTCAATTAAGCTATCGAAAATACTGCTATTCCAATATATAATAAGGAAAATGACTGCTTTTATAGCTGATTACAACCTCGTTTAGCTGATTGTCTTTGACTGATTCAGGGCAGTTCTTCGTAATCTCTACAGTTGTATATGGTCTGCCTTTGAAGCCGACGAGTAGTTTAGTACCATCAATTAACGTAACCTTGAAGCCGAGTTGTTTAGGATATTGAGGAAGATTATCAGCCGTATACAACTTGATAGTCGTAGACACAACCATGTTGTTATCTTCTATTTTTGACTCAGACACCAGTGAAGGATGGCTTTTGACACAGATTTCTTGCCACTTGATATCTTGTGACAGTCTCACATGCTCATCTGGACAGACAATAGTACCAAGAATTTGATTAGAGTCGGCATAAGCTATCGACTTGACAATTTTGCTATACTTCATATTATATATAATGTTAGATGGTTAGATAATCATATCGAACGGTGGCGAACACTACGGCAAACTTTGTCCGCACGAATTATAGATTAATTAACGCTTTTTTTCTTGCGTGCGAGATTTCCTGCGCAAGTCGATACCTGCAGGGAGGTACGCTCTGCGCATACGCTGATATCTCATCTTGAGTGTATAATCATAATCGGTACTGATACCATTCGCCTCACACCAAGCACGAACAGCTGTCAACAAGGTGCATTGACTAAACTCCTTTGCCGACAAATCGCTCCATAGCTGTAGGCGAAAAGTATTCTCGATAAATTCTGCCAACAGTTTGCAGCCATGGTGGGAGAGATAGTTGTATGTAACTACAGGCTTCTGCTTAGAGTCAGGTATACAGATGGCAACCTCGTTGCCACGTCGCAGAACTGGAGTAGCAGTAGGCTGAGGAATAAGGAGACGACGGATGCAAGCATTCTCTGCAGATTGAGCAGGGAAGACTACTGGATTGCCATAATGGTAATGAAGCCATTGCGCCAAGAATGGTTTCATCTCAAGATAAACGAGGTACTTAGACATGTGGTGAGGTTTAGAATAGATTGTGTTCGTAAGTTCCTTGCAAAGATAGGGGTTTTATATTAAATAACCTACTTTATAAGGATATTTCTTATTTTATTAGTCTTCTCTTTCTCTCTCTGTCTCTCTCTTCTCTGAGTCTGATATGATTTGCTACGAAAAGTTTGTGAGAATGTGAGAATGGGGAAAACCGCTCAAAACCTTAGTGTTTATGCGACTTTGGGAGAATTGCAACTTACTAATCACATTTTGTGATAGCAAAAAAAGTTTGTGATAAACTATATAGAAGGAGGGCATCGAGCAGCTTATCACAACTTTGAAATTTTTGTGATAGGTTTGTGATGCAAGTTTGTGATAAGTTTGTGAGCGCTGAAACCCCTTTATTTACTATGTTTTTTGTGTTTTTCAAACTCCCTGTTACAAAATCACAAAGTTTTTGTAGTAAAAATGAAAGGGGGAAGGGGGATGGCAAAGACGGCATGCCGTGGTAAAATATGCTTTGTCAATAAAAGTGACTTCGGATATTTTATCGGCTGTTTGTGGTAATGAAAAAAAGCGGTGCTGCAGATATTACTCCACAACACCGCACATTTGCGAATATGAATATGATTATGACTAGAATGGTTCTTCAGAGTCTCTTTGACTTTCGAGATACTTGGCTTGCTCTGCAGCCTCTGTAGCTTCTGCAGCTTTGGTTGACTTCAGATATATCATATCCTTGGTCTTCTTATTGCCTGGAGTAATCTCGATGCTGTGCTGAATACGCCCAGAGCTATTGCATAGTTCTTCAGGGTTTAATGCCTCTATCCATGGACAGAGACTGGCGAATGCCTTAAGCTTACGAGAGAAGCTTTGCATGGTTATCTTGTTAGTGTTGGCAAAGCTACGATATTCGTCGAATACCTTGTCACGCTGAAGAAAGGTGTCCAGGTTTTCGCTATCCTTAGCGAAATAACCATAAGCCCAGTCTTCGAAGTTCGTTCCCATCTCTGCCTTGAATTTACGCTTTACGATATTAGACATTGGTGGCATGGGTTTGATGGGTTTGTCGCTTATAGATAGGTAGAAGCGACAACATTGAAGCCAGAAGTTGATGTCGTCCATCCATTCGGCTTCGCTATAATCTTTGGCGTATAGAGTTTTATCGAAGTCGTCGTAAATGCTGCGAGTCTCGAGATAGTCGTTATCTTCAGTTTTTTGATGATAATAATCAGAGAATACCATATATATTAGACGAGCCTCGGATGATGGATCAAAATCAGAAGGCACGTAGTTAGTCGTAAAAGCCAACTTCGGACTGTCCTCAAATGGAATAGTGAACGATTGATTGTTCTTTGGATTTACAGTCATATCGCTCGTGATGTTATCGTAGAATAGACCCGTGTTGAAGTATCTATCACAGTCATCGAAGAGGAGCATTTGTGTATGCTGATTCACCTGGTCGAACACGTGAGGGTTATCCATTAGTTTAGGATTACGACCTGAGAGCTTTATGGTCTTCATTAGCATAGACAGAACCTTGAAGAAAAACGACTTACCACTTCGTCCATTACACTCGTTTTCTTCGCCTATTTTATTGTCCATTGCCATAGGTGCCCAAGCTCGCTCAGGAGACTTGAAATGATGCATCATATAGCCGAATGCAAATATCTTATTAATAAGGTTTGCTTTTTGTTCCTTAATCTCTTCAGGTGTGAGACTAACGCCCTCGATATCGAAAGGATGCTGAGCATGATACTTATTCATAGCATCGAGATTGCCATCGAAAGCATATTCCATTTCCTTACGCCAGTAGATACGGCTGGTATTGATGAGATATCCAAAGAAATGACTTTTCACATTTTTGATTTTGATATCGAAGATGTCTTTGTCTTTGTCATCTTTGGTTCGGATAATTTCGAATGCGTCTTCTCCTTTCTTGTATTCGTGTTGGATTACATTATTCTCCCACACATAGTTATGCAGGTCGTCAGAACCTGGTGTATACTCTCGTATGCCATCATCATCAGGTGATGTTGGCTTGGTAATCTCGATAGTCTTGTTAGGGAAAAAGAAAAGTTGGCTCTTAGCTGTATGAGACGTAAAGTCGAGGTCAATCTCTTGCAATGATTCAAGACTGGCTGGAGAGAATTTAGGAGAGTTGAGGATTAAGTTAAGAACCTCAAGGTCTTCATATCTCTCACGAACCCACGAAGCTGCAAATTCTCTGATATCCTTAACGGTGATACGCTTCACAATATTACCTTCAAGACGAACATATTGAGTAATGGTTGAATTCTCGTCATGCAGAGCATAGAAACCATTCAGCTGAAGGAAATTGTAGAGATATACAGTGTTAATCTCGTGCTTCAGCTTTCCGTCCTTGTTACGATAGCTAACCCAAAATTTAGCAGGCATAGCCACCTTGAGTAGATTGTTGAAGTCTTTTTTATCTCGTCGAATCTCCATCCAGTCGCGAAGATCCTTGCGCGAGCGACCTCGGTTGTCCTTGTATGTGCTGAGCCAAGAAGGTAGCCATACTGTACGGATATCGATGAATCGAAGTGCTAACTCTTTGCCTTTGCGTCTACCTGTATCATCGATGTCTGGTATATTATACAATACTTCTACATACTTCATTATCTCTTTATATTCCTCTACAGATAGCTTGTAGGTCTCTGAATTAAACCATAGAGGATAATATCCCATGGAACGGCAGCAGAGGGAGTCACGCTCACCTGAACATATAACAGCTTCAGGAAGTTTCTGCTCTCGATATGGCTGCTCATCGCCATGTGTGCTCTGCCATTCTTGCGCAGCCTCTCTATTGAACTTATGATAAGCATCCTTAAGTTCTGAGAGGCCATTGATATAGAGACGTGGCTTTTTACCTGCCGGAGTGTATGAAAAGCGGAAACCTTTATCGCAATTAAAAGGTTCATACACCTTATAGAATTTCTCTTCAGGTTTGTCGCCTTCAGCTTTCTTGACAAGGCATTCGCGGATAAATATTGGATAATGGTCGTTGGAGTATTTGATAGTAGCCTTGCGGTCTTTAACGTTGCTTATCCATTTAACAGAATGCCAATGAAGAGCATCGACATCAGCTTGCGTTACCTTCGGACCAAGCGTCTTGAGTTCAAAATCCGTAAACTTTTCATTGAGCTCGAAGTTACGAGAACCATCCGCTTCGTCTTGGTTAGCGTCACGCTGCCTGATATCTGGGCGGTTTACACTACGGTCAAGTTCGTCGCGAACACCATATTCGGCAGCGAGCTTGAGTATAGCTGCACCGAAGTCAGATCTGTCGTAGTTGTTCTCACGCATATATATATCGATAGCGTTTTCAGCGTGCCCTGAGTCTCCAAAATCAGTTACTTGCCATATTGTGCCATATTTAGCTGAGTTGTGTTGACGTAAGGATGCTGAAGGCGTCTTCTCGTTCTCTCGTATGGCGAAGTGCTTATTCTTATTCTCTACACACTTCTTAGCTTGTGGGTAGATGTTTAGAATAATATCCAAACCACCATTCGTAGCGTTCAATATCTGTTCAACTGTTATCATAATCAAATTCTTTTGTGCAAAATTAGAATGTGCCGTATCGAGGACAAAAAACGACAATTATACGGCATTGTATATCACAGAAACACAAGGTCACTAACCTGCGGTCTTATCTGCGGTAGTCGCTTCAAACATTATCTTTGTAAAATCGTCGGATATTTTATCGGCTGAAGGGTGATTCATTTCTGACCATGGAACTTTCTTGGTTACTTTAACAATCATTGCATCTTCGACGGTAATTTCTACATCAGAGCTCCAATTTTCTACAAGTCTATATGCATATCCTTGTTCGTCCCAAAAGATGTAGTCGCCAATGAAGCAGGCTGCATCATCGAACTGTTTGATTTTGCCATTAATACCAAGCAAACAACCATTGCTGTATTGTTTTATAGTGAAGTCTGGAGACAGGTTGCCAATTTCCTTCATCTCTTCTACAAACTGTATATATTCATCAATTGTAATCATATTCGTAATGTTTTAATTAGTTATAACCAACTTTTATTAGTATAGATTGCTGCCACCAATCCCCACAGACATTTTCTGTGGGGGCATCATTTGATTATGGGCAGTTCTAAACAACGTTAATCTTACATTTTACGACTTCTGAGAATAATGTTATAAAAATGCGTATGATCTTTCTTGTTAATCAGAAGTGCTATATTTCGTACTCCATGTTCCGCTTGGCATACAGTCATCGTATATTGTCGAGGTTCTCGATCAAGAATTTCATATAGATATCTCAACCCTACAGCACTTACTGCTTCGCATAGCGTTTCTTGCATATTGTATTGTTTTAGAAGTTCATTAATTGTAGATGTTTAATAATCCCTCTGCAGTCTTTAACTCCAAGTTTACGCTTGATGCGGAAGAGCTGCACCTTTATAGTATTAAGATTCTTGCCTAATTCTTTTGCTATTTCCTTACACGTATACCCATCGACGTATAGCTTGGCAGCTCTTGTCTCTTCCGGAGATAGGTTGACCACACTTTTAGGTTTACAAATTACATTTTCATCGGGACAAAAACCTCCACGTAGAGGACATTTTACTTCTTCAAAGTGTAGCTTTCTGCCTTCAATATCTGCAGTAAGCAAATCGTGCTCACCAAAGTTGCAGCGTATAAAGCGCTCAAGCATCTTGAAGGTTCTGTCATTCATAGTCCCTTTATTCTTGCTTACCTGGTATAATTCTGCCAGGCGAGCGTAACAAACAGGGAAACGTTCTTCTACAATGGAGAGTAGGGGATGAATCTCTGTGCTGAACTTGGTTAACTTTCGTTCATCACCTCCATTTACACTATAATACACCTTACCATTTGGTGAGGTACGGAACTCTATCTCTTCCATAAGCCTTCTTCTATTACCACTTGGATCGTGACTTCCTCGAGCTTGTTTAATTTGCTGTTTGGCTTTTTTGCCAGTTTTCTGCTAATAGTGTTTGCTTTCATACCGTATCTTGTTGATAAATATAAAAGGAACTGGCTTTTCTCTTTTTTAGAGAGATTCTGATAATAAACCATAGGGTTTACATTTTCGGATTTTCCCATTTTTCTCTTGTTTACGTCAAATGTTATTGTTAACTTTGCGACAAAGATAAACATAAATAACCAAACAATCCTACTTTATTAGGAGAAAACTTTCCTAACAAAGAAGGATTTAACCTTTATTAAATATGCGTTACGAAAACAACATTATTAAAAGCGCGAGGGTTAAAGAACTTCTGCTTAAGACAGGAATGAGCATTACTGATTTCAGTAAAAGCTTGTGGGGAGCAAAGAGTCATAATAGTTTGAGCTATTTCGATGCCAGACCAGACGTTAAGGTTTCAACATTGGTTAGGATGGCAGAAATCTTAGATTGCTCGATAGAAGATATCCTTATTAAGAAGGACGGTAGCTCGGACGCTCCGACAGTAAACGGATATCACAACATCATTAATGATAACTATGTAAATACAGATGTTACTACATTGAGGGCTGAAATAAAAGCACTAAAAATGGTCATCGAAGAGAAGAATAAGCGTATTGAAGACTTAAAAAATACTAATGAAGCTCTCGATAAAAGACTTGATATGGTGCTCCAGCTTGGACAAGCGAGAGACGGAAAATAATTAATAACCTGTGATGAAGTCAAACAATGCTATTTCTAAAATTTGGCAAAGTTGGAAAATTTATACATTTTTTCCCAATCTTGCCTCCGCAACTATAATGTCCGAAAGCTAATGTAGATAAGCTTTCGGACTTTTTCGTTTATATACTCGGACGCAATTGAGACTATTTTTATATTAACGACAATACGAACAATTAACGACAATACGAATAATCCGACAAATAAAAAAACTCCGGCTATTATTAGTCGGAGTTAAAAATCTTTTTTATAGTGCCTGTGGGCGCCGGAGCCTCCCATATTCACTTTGGTGTTGCAAAGTTAGTTGTTTTTCTCGTAAGTTCAAAATGATTTAACTCTTTTTTGAGAAAAGCAAGCAAATTGTATCACACAATTTCTTCTTTGTAATCCTTAGGCAAAACGATGCCTGTTTTTTGCTCAACGAGAGGTCGCAGACTTGGAGAAATCTGATAGAGCCTGTTTGTCGCTTTGTATATTTCCTTCCACATATCATTTGATCTGTTGACGGACACCTTGCGCAGGATAAAGTCGATGACTCTCAATGCGCCATAAAAGGTGTTTTGTGTTCCGATAGGCAGGGTCGGACAGGCTGCTCCTGCCTGAACGTTGTTGGTCAATGACATGCCGACGATGACATTGCCATGAGCACATGAGTTACGAACCTCTCTGATCACTGAGAGGTAGTTCTTGAATACGCCCAAGGCTGGCTCTCCAAAGAGATTGCTAATTAGACTCTTATCAGCATTATACTTCAGCTTGGCATAGAGATTCTCCAGATTTCCAAAGGTCATATACTCCATTGTCTTCCATGCAGGAGCATAATTGCCAAGGTATTTTCTGTGATGACGTTTGATGGGATCCTTCAGTTTTATCTTACCATAGAACTGTGTGGCGAAGGTCTGGATAAAGCTATTGTCAACGATGGCAGGGTCTACATACCAATACTGGTTGGTGCTGTATTTGTTGGAGAGCTCATATATGATGGAGGTTCTGATGGCAACCTCAATCCTGGACAGATATCTGTTCAGGAGGTTACGCAGATCCAGGTCATAATAATAGAAGGCTACGATGTCTTCAATTCGAGTACCTGGTATCACGTTATGAGAGCGTCTATGGTCGAGAAATGGGTAGGTCTGCTCGAAAGGATATACATAAAAGCCAAGGCGGTAATAACCGATGTCTGACAGATACTCTTTTGCCTTCTCAACATCTGTGATACATACTCCTCGTGAACTAAGGAGATGGATTTGCTGGTCGTATGAGCTTGCATACTTAGTATATGGAATCTTCCTATGTGCCATTTCAAAATCGTTTTATGCAAAGATAGTGCAAGCGATGGCAATGAATGTTTACTTTCAAATTGCCGAGTGTAGCCTATCTTTTGCAAAGATACATAAAATATTTCTTGTGTGTATGAAAAATCATAAAAGTCTGAGTTTTTTCCATATATAAAAAGTGCTACATTTGGTTTAAGAGCCAAATGTAGCACTTATTATATGTGGGGGAAAATAC